CATCATGCGAAGTCTGGTCAGACATCACTGCTCTAGCTAATGCTTCACAAGTTGTCAGCTTATTTTTCAGCTTGTCGTGCAGCGGTTCCCAGTATTCCATGTCAACAGCAGTTGCTTCAAAGTTTGGATTTTCGACTAGCTGCTCAATTAGTCGCAGCTTTATTTCAAGTCTGTCGTCTCTAGTCATTTCATTTCCCTCGCTTTTAGCATAGCGTCGGCCATTGCGTAAGAATCAAGCGCGACACCAATGCGCCAATGCTCGTCGGGAAAGCATTCGCACTTATAAAGATTAACCTCCATCGCCTTCGCTGCAAAGTAATCGCGCAGGGTCATGCCTTTTTCACGAACGTCTTGCAATTGGCCGATAATCGGAAACGCTGTCTTACCATTGTTAATCACATTAGTCATATCTGCTCGTACTTTTGCTTCGAGTAATTCAGCGAAGCGTTCAAGTCGCAGTTCACCTTTATGGTACGTAAGCGCGCTACCAAACCCCGCCTCCCGCGCCAGTGCGATAATGTCGTCTTTAGTCATTTTTCACCCCCTTCCGGTTCTAGTGTAATCGTTGGCGATTCGTCACAAGAGTCGACCAGGTATGTGATCGTTGCCACAAAAATCACACCAATGATTGCAACGGCGCGATTTTCTATCGACCATTGACTTGGGTCTATTTGCCACAAGACGAACGATGTTGTCAGGTACGATACCGCGATTGGCAGTATTACAAGTTTCATCATTTTCATTTCATTCCTTTTCACATAACTTAACGTTTAAGCGGATTCGCTACGCTCACCACTGAACTCGGCGTTAGGCCACACGGCCCCGCTTCCACGCGCGCAGCCAGTACGGCAGCCGCAGTGCCAGCGCCATCAAGATAAACGGCAAAGCCCACCATCTGGATTCCGACGCCAACCACACGTTGGCAAGCACTATTTGCGCCCAGAAAGCCATATCTTCGGCAGTTGTTGGGTTTCCCATCATTTTCATTTCATTCCTTTCAAGTATCGTTTAAGCCTCATTGAGGGCATTCTTCTGTGGCGCGTCTTTTTTTTCTTGGATAGAATTGGTTAATGAACGGCGAATCAATTTGAGTGTAATCGCGCTTCGGAATTCTTGGATGGTAAACCCAACAAAAAATGGAGCAGCTTCCTCGATACAATTCGCTTTGCAGGTAAAAAACGCGCCTGTAGCCAAGGAAGTTCATAAAGCGCCACCAAATTGTGCGCTTGCTTATGTCAGTCATTTCATTCCTTTCAAGCGGGAGGCTCTAGGCGAGCATCCCAATTTTTTGAGAAACTGAACGGCAGGCGACCGTAAATCTCGGCGCGCCTGCGTTCCTCTGCGCTCAGTTCGCACTGGCGTACTGCCTTCCTGGGCGGTGGCGGTGTCACGCTGTCCTGTTTGACCACGGTTTGCTTCACCACGGACTGTTTCGCCACAGCCTGCTTCACCACAGCCTGCTTGACGCCGACAGGTTTGCCCATCGAGTAGATCATTTCATGTTCCCGAGAAGCCAGTCATCGACGTCTTGCTTTCGGTATCTGATTGCGCTTCGGCGGCCTTCGCCCATCTTGATAAACCTGGGGCCTTGGCCGAGGAACCGCCAGCGCTCCAGTGTGCCGATGTGGACTTGAAGCGCTTCAGCGACCTGCTCGGGTGTCATGATGTCAGGGGCGGTTGTGATCATAGCTGCTCTCTCAGATTGGCGAGTCATCGGTCTGCGGCATCTCGGCGGTCTGCGGCATCTCGATCACGTTGTCGTCCTGCGCTTGTTCTGGCTTTGACGGCGCTGCATCGGCTACACGCTGCAGCCTGCTCGGGCGCTTCGCTGCTGGCTCTGCGGCTTCTTGCTGGGCTTCTTGCTGGGCTGGAGCGGTTTCCGTGGCGGGTGGCATAAAAAGATCGTCGTCCTCGCGGATCACACCGTCGATGTCGGTGCTTAGTGGCAGACGCTTGGCATGGCGGCGCACCACGGTTTTCTTGGCCATCTCAGCAAAATCGGTGACCCACGGGCCGGCCTGACCGGAGCGGCTTCGGCGGCGTATCGCTTCGACATCCTCGACCGACATCACCTCGCGGGACTTCTCGCCGTCCTTCATGGTCACGATGCTGTACACGGCGATCATCTTGCCCCGGCTGGCCAGCGTCGGCTTGTGAGTGATGTGCTCGTCGTCGCCCAGGCAGAAGTCGAAGCTGTCGTTTTCGTAGACTGCTTGGACTGACCAGGTGCTGATCTCGCCAGAGTTGCGGACTAGCTTCATGATTCCGGCGACCATCGGCATCCACTGCGCCTGGTCTTTGAAGGTCACGATTGCGCCTTCGCGGCCATCAGGCATCAGACCCATCTGCGCGGCCTTGGTTGCGGCTGCGAACAGCGTGCGGCGGTCAGCCTGCATAAGCTGCGGATTTGTCTGGACGGCGGTCAGTGTCGTGCGGACAAAGCGTTCGACAGGAACGTGGGCCGGCAGGGCGGCTTTAAACTGGGGGGCCATCTTCTCGATTGCGGTTCGTACTTCTACTACTGCTGTGCTGCTCATACTTGCTCCTTCGTTGGTGGTTGGTGTTGCGATTTTCGCATCAGTATAACCTAGTTTTTGCGGCTTGTGTTGGTTATTCTCATGTTTCTGTAGCCTTTGCGACCGCCATACGTCTGGCCGACCATCTCGGCGGTGATCACTGTTGGCGGCGTATCCGCGATCATGCTGGCGCTTATTTTCCAGCCTTGTCCGATGACTTTCTCGGCATCGCCAATTGCGGTAAGCAGCATTGCTTTGGCGATCTCGGCGTCGTCCTTGGCGTTGTCTGCCAGCGCTTTGGCCGTCTTGTAGTTGGTCACCAGCGTTTCGATATTCGCATCGTTGCTTGCATCAAGGACTTTACCTGGGTCAGCGTACTGGTGCAGCCGGATCACTGCCTGGGCATCGTCGGGCATGATTGGCGGCGGTTCCTCACCGGCAGCGACCGTGCGCCAGAATTCTGCGACTCGGTGACGTATGGCGCGGATCACTTCCTCATCGCGTTCCCGTTCGATCACTACCGTTCTGTTGCCACCGATCAGTGCGCCGATGTAAGCGCGTTTGAGACCGGAGACCAGCATCTGATGCTGCACTTGCATTTCGATATGCTCGGGCGCTTCGACCGTGCCGTCGTCGTGCTCGATCCAGTTGTCTCTGAATGCCATGTAGTCGACGTTTTTGATTTCAAGGTGCGCGGCACCGTCCTGGTGATTAGTGATCAGGAAGTCGAAAGAGGCTCCGATCCGTGCGTCCGGGTCGCGCATGTATTCTTTCATCGGGCGTATTTCCCATCCACGCTCCTCGGCGATGCCGTGCGCGATGGCGGCTTCGAGACGGTTGCCCCATTTCATGCGTTCGTTTGCTTTGAATTCTGGCGCGGTTCCGGTGCTCTTGCGATGCCACAGTTCGTAATGGGTCACGTATGGAGACATACCGAACAGGGCGGCAGATTCGGTGCTGGTGATGTCGCGCTGGCGGTGCGCCAGCCATTCGGCTTCTGTGGTGTATTGGATGACTTCGGTTGTCATTTCATTTCCTTTTCGATTTGATCAGCATGGACAATAATTTATTTGGTGTATATCTCGTGTTTTTTTCCTTTAGTTTTGCTTCAACGGCGCGGGCAAGACCCCAGGGCGCTACAATAGATTTCAAAGTTTCTATTAATTCCTCGTCAGTAAGCTCTTGACATTTTCGTCGCTCCTGCTCTGGCGGGGTAGTGTAGATAGGTATGTTGTTGTCTTTGTCCTGCTTTGTGCCGTAGGCCGTCCAGCATTTGCCTGCTTTAAGCGCCGCCAGTCCTTCCGGGTACAACCACGCCAACGACTCCTGCTCTGGCGGGGCGGTGTAAAGGGGGCGAATCCAATAGGCATAAGGAGACCCAGAAAGTTTTTGCTGGACACACCAGTCATGTGCCATGTCTTTTTTTGAAAACTGATTCGTTGCCTCGTTTTCAACCATTACTTGCCACGCCACCGGCTCCTGCTCTGGCTGCGCTAGTCGAGTGTGTATTGCTGTTCGTATTTCATTTGCTAGGCTGACAAACATCGGCGTGTATGCGTTTGGCGCTACCATTTTGAATGCCAATGCCTCAATATGATCAGCTATCTTCATTATTTCTCTTTCAGTTTTGAAAGTCATTTCGTTTCCTTCCTGCTTCTTGGTGCAATAAACAAAGGTTTTTCAATTGTGTAGAAGCATTTGTTTGACGGCGCGTATTTAGCCAGCAGTGTGGCGCTCATATCTGCTTCGGATGCGCTGGCGTAAATTGCTACCATTTCTTTTACTGTTTTTGGTGGGTCGTTTTGGTCAATATCAGTTTCCACCATGACTATGTATGCTGTTCTGACGCTCATAAGACCCCCGCGACACCCAATCCAACAATCACAGCAAATCCGATCAAACAGACAATTAGCACGATTCTGTCTGCTAATGAGTTTTCCTCACCTAGAAGAGCGCTCTGCAGGCGCTCCATGTCTGGGTCTGGTATGTACACTTGTTTCCGCACGTATGCGGAGCCTATTTTTACTTTCATCTTAATTCCTTTACCCCGAATTCCGTCGAGTGGCGGTGCAACGGGCGTTGCGATAATCGCATCATGCCAGAAAATTAACATAAGTCAACACATATCCTTATTGCTTTGTGTGGTTATTTGCTGTGTTGCGCTGGCGCTACATTCACGGCTGGATCAGTAAGACGGGCGCCGCCCATTCCAGGCTGGCTTCGGTGATTCGACTCGACTGGTGTATTGCGTACTTTCCTTGGGCGTAGCCTAGGCGCGGGTATCCGACCGTCATCATTCCACCAGCCATGCGTTGCTGATGCCACATCTAGCGAGGCTTGGCAA